CACTCTACTGGGTGCCTTGGCAATCCTAGGCACTATGTCCTTTGCAATCTATCATGCTGTTATGACAGGTGGATTTAATATCTACTTGTTAGAACTCCTAGTTCTTTACTGGGGAGGTGCAGCATGTGTTCTTCTAACTGGCGCTGGTAATTTCTCAATAGACCACCTCATAATGAGGAGACTCACAAATGATTAAATCACTCTTCAGTCTTATGTTTGCTGCCATTATGTGGGTACAAGTCCCACAGTGGAGTGACGATTGGTCTAAGTGTGCAGTAGATGTACCAGACACAGCTTGTCATTGGTATATTACGGCACCCGATAGCACCATGGGTGAAGGATTCAGTTGGGCAAATGCCCCATGGTTCAGCGTTGAAGGTCTCCGTGATATTGGAGAACTTCACAACACAGTTCAATCTCTTCAGGAAGCATGATGAATAGTTTTGAAGTCCTTCTTTATTTTGTATGCTTTTCTCTGATTGCTGGTGGTGCCTTCGCTATGATGTGGGCTAACATTCAATCTATTAATACTATAGATATTAGTAATCCTCGTAAGCCAAAGCATCCTGAAGCACCACAAGCAGGTGAAGAATTGATGTATGTAGATCTCTCTAGAGAAAAACTGGAACAACTCTATGACAAAGAATAGAGGATGTTGTGGTGCTGGGTGTCCAGACTGTCCATTCAGACCACCATCTCGTGCCAATGCAGATAAAATGTGTTATAATTAGAGGGGAACACCCCCCTCTTTTTTTATGCAATCAGAATACTGGACGGTCTATACTCCTGACGGTAGGAAGTATGCAGACTGTGGATTGGAACGAGATGCTGCTCGTCTTTGTGCTATGGTTCCTGGCAGGACCTATCACAAGACTAAGTATCTCCAAGACCAAGTAATTGATGTTACTGCTACAACAGATTATCAATTACCAGGACAACTAGGACTACCCTATGAATTCATAGTGGGTGAACAAAAGCTTCAACAAAAATTACCTGAATCGACATTGGAAGAATTTTCAGTATGAAAAAAGTTCTACTTGCCTTATTGCTAGCAGCATCACCAGTTTTTGCTGGTGAAGATAAAATCACAAGGGGATTTAACTCCATGGACTCCATGGGTTGTATGCTCTTGCGTGAGTGTACAAAAGATGTGGAAGAAGTATATTCTCTTATTGATATCTCAACAAAATACAAAGATCCAGAGCGTTACACGCCATTTGCAAACGAGTTCAACCAACTGTTGGTGACACTGAATCAGATTGGTGTCAATGTATATCTTGCTGATTCTCGTTACTTCCCAGTAATGCATCGTGGTGTTTATCATACCGTAAGTAATAACTTTTATCTGAATAAAAGGTATATGGATGAGCCTAGCACGCTGATGATGCTCATGCGGCATGAAGGATGGCACGCTGCTCAGGATTGTATGGCAGGAACTATTCAGAATAGTTTGATTGCTATTATCAAACCTGAAGATGAAGTGCCAATGATCTGGCGTGTGATGGCAGAGCGTACATACCCAAAAAATGCTGTGCCATGGGAAGCAGAAGCACAGTGGGCAGGTCGTACAGAAGGTATGACACAAGCTGCACTATCTGCTTGTGCTGGTGGTGAGATGTGGAAGGTATATGAACCAACTCCATTGACTCGTAAGTACCTGGTTGAAAACGATTATATTAAATAATGAGTCCCGTTACACATAAAGTCCTTCCCTATATCGTTGTCCATGATGAAGATAAGAACTTTGAATCTACTATTCAAGGTGACATCATGGACTGGATGGATTCTTATTCGTTAAAGCATAAGGGAAATAATAGGAGTAATGTGAATGGGTATCAAAGTCCAGATAATTTTTACTTAGAACCATCGTTCGATAAATTCTTATCCTACATTGAAGATAGGGTAGATAAAATGATTGAAACTTACAGGGAACATGAATATGTTTCCTGGGATAATCAATATAAACTATCTAATATGTGGTTTAATATTAATCATACTGGATGTTATAACTCACAACACACCCATCCTGGGTGTCCTTTAGCTGGAGTTCTGTGGATTGATTTCCCTCAGAACTCTGGCGAATTTACTTTTCATCATCACGACAATCACTCTCTAGCAGAACTTCAAGTTACAACATGGTCCTACGAACCAACGGCAGGAATGATGATGCTCTTCCCTGGATCCCTGGCACATCATGTTGATGAAAACAGGTCAAGAGAACCAAGGTATTCACTTGCGTTTAATCTTTATGATAAATACTAGGACGCACACTATTTCGTAAACCATAATGCCTACACGCATTAAACCAAAACGAAGTACCACGCAAGGTCAAATTCCTGGTCTTATAGATCTGGAAGATGGTGAAATGGCTATTAATATAGTTGACCAGAAAATCTACATTAGATCGGGTAACAATGTAGAAACAGTTGCTCAAGCAGCAACTGGTGCTACTCCTGTTTTTACCGAGCTGACTGGTCCTTTGACAACTCAGTTGGTTGTCAACAAGAGATACCTTGGTACTACTTCTTCTGGCGTTATTAACGCGACTATGCCTATCGTTAACTTGTCAGTTGGCGATAGTATTGAGATCGCAGATGGCGCACAAAATTGGAATATAAATAATGTTATATTGACCTCATCAGCGCATCAATTTAAAGATGCGATTGGTAATATTGATGATGGTCCTGTGAACCTTGATGTTTCTGGTATCACTGTAATGCTGTTGTGGACTGGCAGTTATTGGAGAATTATTAGCTAATGGCTTTAACTTTAAGTAACGCCCACTTCCAACCACAGGATTCGACGGGCTATTATGTCTACGCTTTGAGAAGAGACGCAGACGACATGCTGTTTTTTACTAAAGTGAGCACTGCATCCACATCTGAATCTTTTGATCCGTTCCGTTTAGACGGGACACAGGTTGAAGAGTTTGGTGACTATGATGATTATGTCGAAGAGACTACTGAGCAGAAGCGACTTGCTAATAATCCGCAAGATAAATATCAACAGATACGCTTTGACAGGCGCAACCTTTTTTATTACCTAGACGCTGATGGATATCTAGTCCTTCAGGTTAATGGAACCCACTCATACTCTGAACCTGTTTAACGAGAACCTACAATGGCAGAATTTAGACTTGGTAGACTGAAATTTAACTGGCGTGGTGCCTGGGCACCCTCTACCGCATTCATTATTGATGACATCGTTAGATTCGGTGCAAGTTCCTATGTATGTACAGGGAACCACACCTCAGATGCCAGCTCTACCGGATTTCCCAACGACAATACCTACTGGGACCTTCATACGGAGGGACAGAATTATGCTGGCGAATGGTCAGTCAGTACCGGATATGTTGTAAACGATATCGTCAAGGAAGGCGGTAATCAATACATCTGTACGGCTCAACACACTTCGACCGGTGTCCAAAGTAACTGGTACAGTAGTGATTTCCCGGCATACTGGGAGCTCTACGGCGAGGGACTGAACTTCCGAGGTGCCTTTACTACGAACTCCTACTACGGCATCAATGATGTTGTTAGATACGGCGGACAAGAATACCGAACAACAGTACCATTCCAAGTCGCTGCAGACTTATCGATGCAGGGGATCTCTACATCCCTGCACGATCTCACAGGTATTGGTTCGGATGGTTTCTATCCTCCATCATCAAACTTCGTAGACTTCAGTAAAGCTTTCACTAACGAGGGTATCTATGATGCCCTGGCTCGTTACGAGAGAGGTGACATTGTTGAGTTCCAAGGTGCATCATATGTAGCTATTGGTACTAACCCGTTATCTTCTCAACCTAACGACAGTCCACAGGAATGGACTCTGCTTGTCAGTGGTATTGCTACTGCTGGTGGATCTACCTATGCTCCTAGTCAGACATATTCTAGAGGTGAGACTGTAACCCTTGGTGGTATTACATATATTGCTGACGATATTAAGATTGAAGTTGATAAGCGACCTGTAGGTCTTGGTATTACATCGGTTGATACTGGTATTAATGGTTGGTCTCTGATTAACCGTGGTTTCAATTGGAGAAGCACCTGGAGTGGTTCTGGTGTATATGAGATTAATGATGTCGCTGAGTTTGCATCTTCTGCTTACATCTCGATTGCATCATCTAACATTAATGTCCAACCTGGTACTGCTGTTACCATGTGGGCAGCGTTCGCTATCGGTGATAGTGCAGCACTGCTGACGACTAAAGGTGACCTGCTTACCAGAGATGGTACTGGCCCTTCGAGACAGGGTATTGGTACGCAAGGTACATATCTAAGAGTCTCTTCTAGCGATGAGGTTGAGTGGCAGTATCCTGGTCTCCGTACCAAGGTATACTATGTTGATGCACAGCAAGGTTCGGATACAAGTACAGGTCTTACACCTGATAATGCTTGGGGTTCTATCTCATTTGCTTCTACTGCTGGTCAGATTAGAAGAGATATTACCAACTTTGTTTATGATGAGTCTAGCGGTATTGCAACAGTTACTGCTGCTGCTCATGGTCTGTTCTCACAGGGTCAGGTTAAACTGCAGGGTATTGGATTCACTTGTGCCCAAGCTCATGCTGGTATCACAACTACTATCTTCCCAGATAGTACACAAGGATTCTTCTTTAAAGTTGACTCTGTAGTTGACTCCAATTCATTTACTACCAATGTCGGTATCTCTACGATTGCTCATACTTATGTGAGCGGTGGTGAGGTTACTGATGTATCTCCTATCATTCTGAAGTTGTCTGCTGGTGTATTCAGAGAGCAACTTCCTATCACACTGCCTAAGAACTTCTCGATTGCTGGTGATGTTCTGAGAGGTACGACTGTTGAACCAGCTGCTGGTTTTGCTACTGATGGTGTAACACCTAATCAGCGTTCCACGATGTTCTTCGTGTCTGACTCTACGACGGTTCAGGCAATCACGATGCGTGGTCTGCAAGGATTTGATTATGATACTAATGATCCTTTCAATACTGATCAGTGGCAACCCAAGGTTGGTGTAGGTACTACAGCTTGTGGTGTCTACTTCAGACTTAATCCTGATACTCCTATTCTTGAGCGTTCACCTTATATTAAAGATTGTACCGCATTCTCTAATGTATGTACTGATGGTACTGGACATGAAGGTGCTGTAGGTATCTTTATTGAGGGTGGTGTCCACGAAGGTAAACCTGAGGGTAGAGGTGGTAAGTCGATGGTCTTCGATGCCTTTACCAACATTCACTCCGGTGGTGTAGGTTTCTGGCTTGAAGATGATGCTCTTGCTGAGATTGTTTCTTCCTTCACTTACTACTGTGCTTTCGGTTATGTTTCTGATGATGGATCTGAAATCAGATCTCTCTCAGGTAACAACTCCTACGGTACATACGGTGCATTAGCTGTTGGATTCTCTACACTAGAAGTTGCTCGCTCTGCTCGCCTCTTTGGTGACAAGATGGCAACCCAAGTGGGTACTTCTGCCGGTACTATCTCTGTTGGTGCTACGATGCGTGGTGCTACATCAGGAGCTCGCGCTGTAGTTACAAACAATCAGATCTCTGGTGATCAACTGTACTTTAAGTACAATTCTGGATTTGGTAACGCCGATGGTGCTAACGGTGCTGTTGGTGTTGGTACTACTGTCTTCACACCTGGTGAGTTCATTGAATTTGATTCTGTCGGTGCTGGTGGTACAGGATATGTTAAGATTGCATCTGCATCTAACTCCGTTGGTGGACAGAAGGATGGACTATTTGAAGTAGTCGGACTGAGTACAACACCACTTGTTGGTGATACGATTGGATTTACTACAGTTGGATTAGGATTCTCCGATTCAATTGGATACATCGTCAGAACTGTAAGTAACTATGTTCCTGGTAATAACTTTACTCCAACTGCTGGTGCTTATAACCCATCAAACGGTATCGTAGAGTTGACATCTAATGGTCACGGTATGATGGTTGGAGATAATATTCAACTACAGACTGACTCGTTATCATTTACTTGTGCTCTAGATGGAAACACAGTAACCAAAACATATCCTCGTGCGAAAGGCACGGGTGTTAACGCTAATAGCCCTGACGAATTACATAATACATTAGTTGCTATCTCAGCAACGACTTTGAATACATTCTCATTCCAGTCACTAGGTACTATTCCTTCTACAAATACAAGTTCCCATACATTTGTAAGTGCAGCAACTAATGCTGTTAACCAAGCAAATGGTCGTGCAACGATCAACATTGCACCAGTTAAAGGATCTGCTCCTGCTTCGTATGATAATCAAGAGTTCTTGATGAGATCTAAGTTCTCCAAGGTTCGTCTTACGGGTCATGACTTCCTGCTAATTGGTACAGGTAACACTTCGGCAACCAATTATCCAAATGTTGACGAGAACACAGCTTCTCAGGGTAACGAGACAACTGTACTGAACACTGGTAAGATCTTCTTCGTCTCTACTGACCAAGGTGGTAACTTCAGAGTTGGTGAATACTTCTCTGTTAACCAGTTGACTGGTGCTGCTACCCTGGATGCCTCTGCATTCAACCTGTCAGGTCTTTCTGAACTGAGACTGGGTGCCATTGGTGGTCAGATTGGTGAAGCAGTTAACGAATTCTCTTCTGACGAATTCCTATCTGGCGACTCTAACCAAGCATGTCCTACTGAGAAAGCAGTTCGTGGCTTCCTCACTCGCGGTAAGATGGATACCACTTCTGGTATTCTTGTTCCACCTCGTGGTAACCAAGCTGGGCGTCCAACTGGTATTGATCTAATCGAAGGTGGTCTCCGCTATGATACCGACTCTGATGGATTTGAATTCTATAACGGTGCTGGTTGGTTGCCTCTGGGTGCTTACAGTAATGTAGATGTCAGTGGTAATGGAACCACATTGGCAAACAGACAGCAAGCATTCTGTAATACTACTAGCGGTGGATTCACACTTACCTTACCTGGATCTCCTGTTAAGGGTGATACTGTTAGAATCTTTGATGTCGCCAAGACATTTGATTCAAACGCATTAACGATTGGTAGAAACGGTAACCCAATCATGGGAGACGCTTCAGACTTGACAGTTAACACTGAGGGTGCTGCATTTGAACTGGTCTTCTATGATGGCACACAAGGTTGGAGAATCATCACCATCTGATTCTTCTGGGGAGAGCAATCTCCCCCCTTTTTATTATGCTTTTTCCTAAATACTATTACGATTCCACCACTTTAGAATATTAAAAGCAATGGCTAATTACCAGACATATAAACAGATTCAAGGTACTGAGGCGATTATCGCTAACTCAGTTGGTCCTGGACAGGTCACTGGGGTTTCTACAGGTATCGCTGATCAGTTTTACTTGTATAATAACAACTATTGGAGTGTTTCCAATGGTGGTTGTTGCTTGAACTGGACGGTTCCTGCCCTTACAACTAGTATCCGATTTGAGTTGACCTCTGGCGGTGGCACAGGATCTATCGGTGCATGTTGCTCCAATGGTCCTTCAGGTGGAGCTGGTGCATTTGTAACCAAGACTCTGTTTGCATACAAAGATTTCACTCCTGGATCTACAGCCTACACAATTTGTGCTGGGGGAACATCACAGTGTTCCTGCTGCCGACAGTGTACAAGTAGAGCATGTTGTGGTAGACGAGGTTGCAAAAGTTATGTAACAGGCTCTGGTCTTTCTAACTTCTGTGCTGAAGGTGGAGCATGGGGATGGCACCACTGTGGTGGCGGTTGCTACTCTTGTGTTGCTCCTGCACAGTGCCAGAAATGTCTTCAGGTTTGTGCCTGCTGGTTTGGTGGAGACTTTGGGATCCTTGGTCCTTCTGGTGGTAAGCATAATAACCAGTATTGCAGGGGAACTGACAGATCCTGGACTGGACCTGGTGTAGGACCTTATGCTTCCTCAACTAACTTCAATATGGATAACTGCTCTGGTGGTAACACTCATGGATGCTGTAAAGGTCAGTCCTTGTTCCCTGGTGGTGGCGGAACATCGCCGTTTACCGATGGCGGATGTTGCTGGGGTGGCTTCGGTGCCGCTGGTCTCGTTGTTGTGTCCTACTGGCAGTAATTAAAGGAGATCTAAAGAACAATGTCTAATCCACAAATCACAAAAACAGTACTTTACTCAGTCCCCACCGAATGGATGGGAGACGAGGTAGATCCAGATGAAGCTGGTATCTCTACCTATGTTGGTCCTAGATATATCCAAACCATTTGGGATCCAGCTAGTCCAGGTCTGGATGGTAATGATAGAATCGCTGAGGTCGGAACGATCGATGCTGATGTTCCTACCCCTCCTGGATTTGTAGAAGTTACCTTAGATGCGGAGCAATATCCTCTACATGCTATGGCTCTGTGGGGTTGGCAAGACCCTGCTGAACAGTATGAAGTAGAGTGTGGTCCATCTAACGAACCCAATCCTACTGTCTGCGATCCCTATCACTTTAGTGAAGCTTTCGATCTCAGATCTTTCTACTACGATACATCAGCTAACAGCTGGTCTACTCCTCTATTCAGTCACGATGAACCTAGCGAAGTAGTCAATACTGATACTGTCTGCTTTGGATGGGATCAGATTCGCGACACAAGAAATGGAATGCTGACGGCATGTGACTCTAGAGTTGCAGCTGTTGACATGCCCGATTCTGTCAAGCAACCCTGGTTAGACTATCGTACTAAGTTGAGAAATCTTCCTACTGACTGGGCAGGTGTAGGTACAGCAACTCACTTGGTTGTTTGGCCACTTGATCCTGATCAACTTGGAGCGGGTGTCACGACAGGTGAGCGTCCTAACAACGGAATTACAGACTGACCCAAAACAAAATCGAATATATAATTACACTGATGGGGGAAAAATTTCCCCCATATTTTTTGACTCCCAAGGTTTGATATGATTAATACAGAAGTCCCCAGGCAATTCGTGTGCAAACCGATTACTTGGGGACCTTTTTTATTGCAGATGACAACGGAAGATAGTATTTTAGATGGTCTAGCAGAGAGAGCATCTGAAATTAGAGATGTTCCACAGTACAATGCAGAGAGAATGTTAGCTGCAGATATGCATGATGAATGGAACTATACACCCAATCATATTCTCTGGTTTCAAGAACAGATTGAGCCTTACATCTCTTTATACTTAGATGGATTGTCTCATCATGTTGAGAATCGTATAAGTCCTTCTTGGGAATGTGATAGTCTATGGATTAATTATCAAAAACAACATGATTATAATCCCCTACATAACCATAGAGGTGATTTGAGTTTTGTTCTGTATCTTGATGTGCCAGATGAGCTACAGACAGAGAAAGAAAGATTCAACATGGTAGGTAATGGACCTATTCCTGGATCAATCATGTTTGTTCATGGCGATTCTGTTCCTCCATTCCAAGACAATAGAAAGTTTTTCCTACCTAAGAGAGGAGACTTCTTTTTATTTCCATCAAGCTTGATGCATACAGTAGTTCCATTTAGAACTCCTGATATTGAAAGAGTTTCAGTTGCTGGCAACATAACATTCATTAACTAATCATGTTTGAATTAAATAAAGAATTTGATATTACAGTTGTATCTGAGATTGGAGAAGAAAAAAGAAACGCATTAATTATTGATGGGTTCTATAAAAATCCAGATGAGGTTAGACAGTATTGTATCGACTCTCCTAATAGAGATGATCCAGATCTGATTGCAGGTCTCCCTGGATGGAGAGTTTATGAAGAAGACTCTCGTGTTAAGGAGAATCTTAAACCACTCTTCGATCAGCTTAAACAACATCCTATATGGAAGAGTCCAGTTAATGAACAGGAGTGGGAAAGCAACTGGAATAAATCTGGATTCATGTGCAATATAATGAATGCTAAGACCATGGATGTTGGTGGTGGTATACCTCATCAAGATTCATTTGATATTAATTTTGGATCTGTAATCTATTTGAATAAAGGAGATGAATGTCAGGGTGGAACAAGACTCTATTCATATTATGGCAAACAATCTTTTCCTAGACCAGACATGATCACTGAAGATTGTGTAGCAATGGGTCATGAGTTTAATCAACTGACTAAAAATAGATGGTTGAGAGACTGGGTTGATGTAGATCCAGAATCTCCCTGGAAAGTTGAATTAGAATTCAAGATGGTGTATAATAGATGTATACTCTATGAAGCTGACCTACTGCATAGTCAATGGTATTCTGAAGGCATGTTTACCGACCATGATCGAATGGCACAAGTGCTATTCATGTAAATAAATAACCCGTTACTCAAGATAATATGAGAGCTAAAGCATTTTTCATTAACGGCGGCGCTGGTCGAGTGATTTGTTCTATCCCTGCATTTGTAAAGTATGCAGAGACTCATGATGACTTTATCATCGTGTGCGAAGGTGGAATGAATTTCTACAAAGCGCATCCCGTTCTCCATAAGTATGCGTTTGACAATTGGCATAAGAATCTGTTTGAGGATTACCTCAAGTCTAGGGATTGTGTAACTCCAGAACCATATCGTCAGTGGCATTATTACAATCAGAAGTGTAATATTGCACAAGCTTTTGATATGGAAATCAATGGTATTACAGAACCTAGAGAACTTCCTTCCCCTAGCATTAAGTTATCTAAAACAGAAGCGATCACTGCTCTTAATACTATTGAGGAAATTAAGAATGTAACTGGCAAGGAAAAAGTTGTAGTCTTCCAACCATTTGGTAGAGGTGTTCAGGTAGAGCAGGAATATATTATTGATCCATCTTCTAGAAGTTTTCATACAACTCATGCAGTAGATCTAATTAATAATCTTAGAAAAGATTATGCTGTTGTGATCATGAGTGAGTTCCAGTTCCAAATTGGAGAACAAACTCCTCATGTTGCCTGGCCACAAGCAGATATTAGAGTTTGGGCTGGTATCATTCAGAATGCAGATCATTTTGTTGGATGTGATTCTGTAGGACAACACATTGCTAAGAGCACAGAAACATCTGTAACAGCTGTGATTGGTTCTACCTATCCTGTTAACATTTCATACCCAGAAGATTCTACATTTGATATAATTGATGTTGGTGAGAATGATAGAACATTCTCGCCAATTAGATTGACGATGGAAGACTATCAGGACATGATGAATGATGAGTGTATGAATATGTCTAAGGATGTATACGATAAAGTCGTTTCTTCATGCCGTAAGAGACTTGGTAAACCAAAGTTCCGTGATGTAACGAAAGAACCCCAGAAGGTTATGACTCCTTCTTGCTGTGAACCTAAAGGATTTGGAAAATGACACAATGGATTGCTGGTATTACTAGGGGACATAATGGAGGAGTTTGTCTCTTAAAAGATGGTGAGATTGTACTTGCAGTAGAAGAAGAAAGACTTACTAGAGCAAAGTATGATGGAGCTCCTCTAGTATCGATGACAAAGATTCTAGAGTACACTGATAGACTAGACTATCTTGTAGTCGCACACACTGAATTAATTAGTTCTAGCGGTAATAGACTTGAGTATTGCGGAGAAGATCCTTACACAGGACTGGCACGGAAGTTGGGACTGATTGATCGTAGATCTAAAACTCCAGATGGTCATCACCAGGTGATTGATTATGGTACTATTCATCATAAATTACATGCAGCTTGCGCGTTTTATCGTTCTGGATTTGATAAGGCAGTCTCTGTTGTAGTTGATGGTGCTGGAACATTTATTCCAATGAAGTTTGGTGATAGAAGTCATACTTTCTGGGAGACTGAATCTATATTTGGATGTGATTATCCCGCATCATTTGTTCCTATTTACAGACACCTAGGTGGTAATGGTGTTGGCATTCCGCCACAAATTAATCCTCAGTTTGATAACTCTCAACTTCATCAGGATGAAGAGGGAACATCTTTTATGGTTATTGATTGTACACCTGGTATTGTCAAAGCATACGAAGCTGTAACTCAATACTGTGGATTCCATGCAATTGAAGCAGGGAAAACCATGGGTCTGTTTCCATATGGTAAACCAAACGAAAAAATTCCTTCTCTCTTTTCAGAGGAAAATAAGATTGGTGGATATGTTCCAACCAATCTAAACATGCTCTCCCCAACATATCCAAATGCGTCTCTTGTTAATGAGGGAGCGTGCTCAGAACTCCATACTGATCCTGAGATTGATAGAAATGATTGGACTAGGATGCAGAATCGTAGGGACTTAGCATACAAAATCCAAACTGAATCACAGCAACAAGTTCTTTCTTTGATTAGAAGTGCAGTTGAATCTAGCGAAACATCTAATGTTGTTATCTCTGGTGGATATGGTCTGAATTGTGTTGCAAACTATTGGTATCTTGATCAACTGAAAGACGAGGGTATCAATCTATATGCTGAACCCATTTCTAATGATGCAGGCACTGCTATTGGTGCAGCTCTTCTTCATTATCATAGGGTTACTGGTGATTCTAAGGTCCGTCCTTATGCAACTAGTTTATATCTTGGGAAAGAATATAATTATAAACTTAGTGATATTGTAGACACCTCTGATAAGTATGGCGCTAAAGTATCTGAAGCAACAGATCAAACTGTAGTTGATTTGATCACTGATAAAAATATTGTTGCGATGTTCCAAGGTAGATCTGAATCTGGTCCTAGAGCTCTAGGCAATCGTTCTATTGTTTATGATCCTCGTGATCCTAAAGGAAAAGATCATGTCAATAAAGTAAAGCGGCGTGAATACTTCCGTCCTTTTGCTGGATCTATTCTGAAAGAACATGTACATGAGTGGTTTGATCTGCGTGGCATGGAAGAGACTCCTCATATGATGTACGCTGTTAATTGTTTGCCAGGAATTGAAGAAAAGATTCCTTCTATTATTCATATCGATGATACATGTCGTATTCAAACTGTAACTGAAGAGCAGAATGAGAACTACTACAATCTAATCAATTGTTTTTATGAAGCAACTGGTTGTCCTATCTTGTTTAACACATCGTTTAATCTCGGTGGTGAACCTCTTGTAGAAACATTGGATGATGCATGTAGAACTCTTGCAAATTCTGAGATTGAATATTTGTATCTTCCCGAATATGGTAAACTGATTTCATTATCAAATGACTAAGAAAGTATTTGTTAATGGGACCTTTGACATACTCCATCGTGGTCATCTTGAACTACTGGAGTATGCAAAGTCCCAAGGTGATGTTGTAGTTGTCGCTATTGATAGTGACGAAAGAGTAAAAGAAAAGAAGGGTCCAACACGACCAATAAATACTGCCGAAGACAGAGCATACATGCTCTCAAGTCTTAAAACCGTAGATCATGTTCTCTTGTTTGACTCTGATCTAGAGCTAGAGAACTGTGTAAAGGTTACAAATCCTGACATAATGGTAGTAGGATCTGACTGGGAAGGAAAGTCTGTCATCGGATCCATGTTCTCTGCCGAAGTACATTTTTTCCCTAGACTAGAAGATTATGCAACTAGCAAAACAATACAAAGTATTATTGATCGGGGATAGTTGTACCGATGAATGGGTCTATGGTGAGTGTGATCGCTTAAGTCCAGAGGCACCTGTTCCTATTCTTATTGAGCAAGGTAAAGATACTGCTCCTGGTATGGCAGGTAATGTCAAGCAGAACTTAGAGTCTCTTGGTATTACTGTTACTTTTTTGTGTAACAAGGAAGAAGCAAAGAAGACCAGGTTTATTGATAGTAAAAGTAATCAGCAGATCATTCGAGTTGACAGTGAGCCTGATGTAAAAGAGTTACATTCAGCTCAGTTGCAGATGGCACTGTTGCATGATACCTACGATGCAATTATCATCTCAGACTATAACAAAGGATTCATTCCTGACACTAAAATAATCAGTGATATTGCTGGCAGGTATCCTAATACTAAAATATTTGTGGATACGAAAAAAACTAAACTTGTTACAGAGTTCAGTAATATCATCTATAAAATTAACAAGAAAGAATTTGAGGCATTAGATCCTGGTAACATTCCTAATGGAGAGAATATGATTGTTACTCTTGGGGATGATGGTGCAGCATGGAATAAGAAAATATTTCCCTGCAATGATCTCGTCAGAACATTTGATGTGACAGGTGCTGGTGATACATTCCTTGCTGCATTAGTATTTTACTTTGTTCAATTGCCTGTGATGGAAGAGGCAATTTCTTTCGCAAACAAGGCAGCTGCAATTGCTGTACAAAACCCAGGCACATACACTTTGAGAATGGAAGATGTCGATAGAATCCTCAACATTTGATCTAACTTTATTCCCTGGTCCTTTCCTGTATAGGAAGAAGATCAAGAATCATGCTAATATAAAAAGAGTTCTTTGGGATTGGATTCAAGCTGACAAGGAGTCACAGTTTTATGATTTGTCTTTTCCTTGGGACAACAGAGGTGCTAACGATCCTTCGTCAGCATTTATGGATCATTTACATGACCTAGATTTTATCAAGGATATTGTGTTTGATCCTATTTCTGATTGTGCTGATGATCTGCCATTTGAAATGCCAGATCTAAGTAACATAAACTTAGTTGATATTTGGTACACATATTACACTCGTGGTAATTGTCATCACCCACATGTGCATCCATCATCAACTTTCTCAGGAATCTATCTCTACCACTTAGAGGAGGACAATAGAACTGTCTTCTTTGGTAACGGATCTAATCAACCTTATCAAGATTTTATGCACAGCACAACCTATGCAAAGGAGGGTGAGATCATAATCTTTCCTTCTGAAATGTATCACTATGTTGATCCAGCTGTAACAGATCGTGTTACGATTAGTTTTAATGTTCAATGTGAATTTGATATAGTACAATGAGATATAATGTAGACATTGACGGTACGATCTGCTTCCCTGGCAAGGGAGATAGTAGATATACTCATGCTGTCCCACGCTGGGCTAGGATTCAAATCATAAATAAATTGTATGATGATGGGCACGAGATCATCTATCATACCGCGAGAGGTATGGGAACATTTGAAAATAATCGTAAGGAAGCTAACGATAAGTATTACGATTTTACTATCGAGCAACTAAACTCCTGGGGATGTAAGTACCACACACTTTTCTTAGGTAAACCTGCAGCAGACTATTACATCGATGACAAAGGAATCAACTCAGAAGAATTCTTCAATTAAATATGTCCCTAAAGGATGGGGATATGAGAAGTGGATCGTTAACAATGAACAATACTGTGGCAAACTCTTGTTTATTAAGAAGAACAAGAGATGTTCATGGCATTACCATAAAATAAAAGATGAGACCTTCTACTTACAGAGTGGTCTCATCTCATTATATTATGGGTGGGATGATGATCTCCGTAATGCAGAACTTACAGTCTTAGAGCCTGGAGATAAGTTTTATGTTCCTACTGGACTAAGGCATCAAATGATTGCGTTGGATGACTCTGAGTTGTTTGAGTTCTCAACGCAACACTTTGATTCAGATTCAATACGGATCAAGAGAGGCGATTGATGGGTCTGGATGATTGATATAATCATCAACAGTTCTAAAGTTATAATTTGACAACCAACTCATATCTGCTTGGGTATGAAACTGATACTTCTCAACGAGGTTTGGTGGGAAAGGAATCTCTTCCACCCTTGCCTCGTTTTTTTGTGCGACGAGATCTGCTACATGTTGAATAGGAATAGCTTTACCTGTACCTAGATCAAAGATACCACTACCTGCATTGTTAGTCAGGACAACATTAACAATATCTCCAACCCAGATATAATCTCTAAGAACCTTATCAGATCCTTGGAATGGATGGATTGCACCAGTCGCTGATTGCCACTGGAACTTACTCACAAGACTAGCTTGCTCTCCTTTGTTAACCTCACCAAATCCATACACATTAAAGAACTTGAACCCCTGAATGTGAGAGAACCGATGCATATTATCTTGCACCCAGTAATCTACAGTCGCCTTTGACATTGCATAGTAGTTCAAAGGATTAATGATGTCATCAGTGCGACCGTATGTTGATGCAGATGAAGCATACTTTACAGGAATACCATACTCAATGGCTTTTTCAAATAGTTTTATGCTATAATCAATATTATATTTGTAGATAGCATCGACATCTTTATTGACAGTTGAAGACAATGCACCCATATGGATGATCATGTCAACATCTTTCCAATGATTGAACTTATTGAGTAGCTCAAAGCAGTTGTCAATATCAACCTCAAGAGGTTTGTCTACGGTGCAGGCAAAGTGATTGCCAATAAAACCTTTAGCACCAGTTACGATATTCATATCAAGGATCTTTTAAATATATATTCTACCACACCTAAATATAAAAAAGGTGTTCACCTGTAGATTTTGAGGCATGACTCTTAAGAGATATACCCTGGCTGTAACCAGTGCCGAACATTGGAGTGGGATCCACGGTGTTCTCACCATTGACTCTAATCAGGATGGAATTCCTGATAGAAAAGTAACTTGTACTGATACGCACTCCATCAGTGCGGTTCGTGGTACATACGAACTTACCGATGAAGAGGCGACAGAGATCGGTCGTCATCCTCATGTCAAATGGATTGAACTTTCTTTAAAAGATAACAAAGATAACTATCCAGAACCACAATTAGTTGCAAATAGATTTCCAAGTGATGTCAAAATCTATAGAGATCTGACTAGTAATGGTCCTCCTGGTATTGCAACAGCTGGTGAAGAGAATCGTACTAACTGGGCACTACCCAGAATTTCTGGTATCACCAGTGCTGGTGAGTTTGCTCAATGGGACAATGCATCTGGTAGTATTGCTCCAGTCCAAGGTAATGTTGAGTACCTTTATGATGGTAGAAATGTTGACATTGTTATCCATGACTCTGGTGTTCTGCAATCCCACCCAGAATTCTTACATGATGATGGAACGAGTAGAGTAAAAGATATTGTTCTTGACTTCCCTTACTTTCTAGATCCTGGATACTTTAATAGTAACGGATTTATTTACACTCTTGCAGACGGTACTACTGGTATCCAAACAGCTAGAGCAGAAGCATGGTGGGAAGATAACAACGCCCGTTCATCTGAGTTCGTTCTTCTCCCTGAAATTGCTATCCCTTCTGGATACAATAGAAATGGTGCCATGGGTATTGGCACAGCAGGTGCTAATAACTTAGGTAGTGGTCACGGTACTTCTGCAGCATCTCTTGCTGCTGGTAAGAACTTTGGTCTGGCATTCAGGGCAAATATCTGGAACATGCCTGCCATCTCCGATAATGTCGGAATGGATATTGAAACAGCATATGATCTGATTTCATTCTTCCATCAATATAAACCAGTTAATGTTGAGCTTGGTCTAAGAAACCCAACTGTTGTTAATGGTTCTTGGGGTTATCAGGCTGCTCTCAATAACGATGGATCTAACATAAGTTATAAATTTACTGGCATCACCAGTACATTCCAAACTAATACACTTTCTGCTGGATCTCCATCTGGTGTTGAAGATATGGTTCTTGGTTTTAGTAACCAGGTCGCAGGTGCTTATAAATCTTGGTCATCTTCATCTAGATCCAATTCTACCAATCAAGCTGGTGATGAATTGTTGAGCTCAGGTGCTATCTATGTCGCCGCCTCTGGTAATAACAACCAGTATATTGGTATTGGATTTACAGATCCTCATAGATTGAATGGTGTTCAGGATGGATATTTTAATTCTAATGATTCCAGAACAGAGTTTGGTGGACAAAGAACTCCAACATCTCACAGAGACTGGATGAACCCTCAAGGTATTGGTAGGAATGAGGCTACAGGGTATCATCCTGTTATTAATGTCGGTGCTCTGGATGATGTTATTGAATCCGACCTGAGAGAAAGAAAGGCATCGTATTCTAACAGTGGTCCTGGTGTTGACATCTATGCACCTGCACAAGATACTCTTGCTGCTGGTCTTCCTTCTGGAACTTACGCAGACTATAGAAGATTTGATAATCCCAATCATTATGACAACAATTTTAACGGAACATCAGCTGCTGCTCCTGTAGTTGCTGGTCTTGTTGCTCTCTATCTACAGAGAAATCCTTCTGGAACATCTACAGATGTAAGAAAGTGGTTGTTGAATGACCATGGTTATGGTGTAGGTGTTGGAACCATTGCTGGTGGTGGTGGAGTCACTGTTGGTGGTGGTAGTACCATTGTAGGAACTGATATCTTATTTGACCAGCATCAGACATCTGATTATGGTGCTTCTGACTTTAACTGGTGGACTGGATCTTTCAACCAGAGAACTCTAGATTCAGCAGGCAAAGTTGCCATTACTTACTTGGATGTAAGTGCTGGTATTGATACAGCGAATGCTGGTATTAATGAGCCAACTATTCAGTCTCCAATTAATGATGATGTCGGTGTTAGCACTGAGAGTCTTCAGTTAAGATCATCAGAATACTCTGCTATTGGTGACACTACAGTCTCTGGTAGTCTAAAAGCAATTGAGTTTCAACTTGCTACTGACTCTGATTTCTCTAGTGTTGTTTGGGATTCTGTAGGTTTACAGTCATTAGATCTAACTCAATCAGTTAATGTTCAGTTAGCAGGTTTCACTACACACTATGCCCGTGTCAGACATCTATCCAACGATGACGGCACCGCATTCACTGCATATGTTGGTAACTTCTCTGCTGGTATCGTTTCATTCGCCACGCTAGGTAATGCACCTGGTGTTCAGGCACCAACAATTACTTCACCTACTAGTGGAGCTACTCTGCAGCAGAGATTTGGTATCACTCTTATATCGAGTGCATTTATCTCTATTGATAGTGAAGCTGTATCTGGTACACTCAAAGCAGTTGAGTATGAGGTTGCTAGTGACCTTTCGTTTACACCTATCAGTATTGTATTCAGTAGCATAGGTGATAATAATACTTCCCTATCTCAGGTCATCTCAGATGGTCTTGCTGCTGGTACAACATTCTATGTAAGATGTCGTCACCTCTCCAACGCTGACGGTACATCTGGTGTTGAACATACTTCACCCTTCTCTGCTACAGTCAGCTTCACTACACCTGCTGCTGCTCTTGCTGAGGTAGGTAGACTGGCATCCATCAAGACTACTCTAACTAGGGGTGTTGTTGAACCAGTTCAGCTCTATGAGTCTGATAACCTACTGGAAGTTAGTATCGGTGTTGCAAACCAGAACGATTTCCGTTCTACATTCTCTATTGGTATCTCTAGTACGCCTGGATTCAAACAGAGTGATTTTATTACTTATGGTATTCCTCTTGATAGAGGTGGCACGAGACTGATTGAGAAGGTTGGTGTCAAGCCTGGTGATAAGATCTTTGTATCTTCCTTCGACCCTAACATTTCTTTCATTGCCTTTGCTACTAGAAAGTTTGACAAACTTGGTCCTGACTCTGCTTTGGTTCATGGTAGAAGAAGATCTGGTACTCTGAGTTTCAATCCTCCTTTCCAGATCAATACAAACCTTGAGTTCTTTACAGCACAAGAAGATAGTCTGGTCACGGTTCATGCCACTAACCAGAACTCTGACTCTACTGTTGGTATGTCAGTTGGTCTGTCCTCTGGTGGTATTGCTGAGTTCCAAGAGTCTGACTACTTAGTATTTGGTTTAAGACTGGCTCCTCTACAAGATGTTCAGATTGATAACCTTGCTCTTGCTAAAGGTCAGAGTCTGATTGTTCGTGGTTCTAAACCCAACCTAACATTTGTTGCTCACTCTGTACCTCAGGATCCTGGTCCTTCTGGTATCGGTACAAACATTAATGTCAACACCAGCGGTAACATTACTGCAACTGCTTTCTTCGGTGATGGTTCTGGTATCACAGGTGTCACTGCTGTTGGTAGTGGTATTGAGGTTAGTGATAGTGGATCTTCGATTGGCGTTGCTGCTACAGTCAACTTCGCTCAAAACCTCACAGTATCTCCTATCTCTGCTGGTGTTGTTACCATTACTGCAGCAGATACGGTAAGTATTGCTCAGACTGCTAACAGTCTTGCCACTGGAGTTGTGGTTGCCGCAGCAATTACTGCTAATAATGCAACCAGTGCTGAGACTGCCGTTAGTGCAGACACAGCAATCTCTGCACAAACTGCACTCAGTGCAACAACTGCAGCATTTGCTTCTCAATTGGATGCTGCTGCCACAATCACATCCAATAATGACATCACTGCACCGAGATTTATTGGTGATGGTTCTCAGCTGACTAACATTGTTGCTTCTGGTTCTGGTGTCATCATTCAAGACTCTGGTTCTGCAGTTGGTACAGCAGGAACAGTTAACTTTAATGCTGGTCTTGATGTCAGTCCAGTATCTGCTGGTATTGTTACCGTAACGATTAACGAGGCACCTCGTGCTACACTTGCCGGTATCGCATCTGAGGCTATTGTCGCTGGCATTGCTACCTATGCTACGCTCGCCGGAATCGCCTCACAGGCGCTCAATGCTAACTTTGCATCTGCTGCTAGTTTCTCCACCCTCACGGGTGCTGCAGACACCGCTAAGAACCTTTACACGGAGCATGAGGGATCGTTCAAGCCTCTACCTACTACTATTGGTACAAAGACAACAGATCACAGATATTATGGCATCGGATCTGATCGTTCTATCAATGTTCAGGGTTATGAATCTCCTTACCTGAGATTTGAAGTAGGTCAAACCTATCGCTTTACTAATGCGTCACAGCAAGCAGCCTACCCAATTAGGTTCTACTACGCTGCTTCTGGTGATCCAGTTGGTTTCGGTACAACCACACCTGTCGTATATGAGGACAATGTAACTGAGACTGGAACATATACTGAGATTGTTATTAATGAGAACACACCTCAGCTTCTGTACTATGGTGCTGGTGTTGGAACACAATTTGGAAGCATGGGTAACTCTATCCAAGTTTTCAACAATGACTTCCATAAAATCAGCAGAGTTGGTGAGTTTAAGAACCTTGTAGGTCTTAAGACTGCTACTTACACTCAGTTCTATGAGGGTCGTGCTACCTCCTGGTACATGAATAGCAATCTTGGTGTTGGCAACAGTGACTACACTCCTGGTGATCGCTCACATAATGTCAGCTCCATTGAACAAACTGCTACTGGAACATACAATGTGAACTTCTCAGATGCCATGGCAGATACAGACTACGCTGTCATTGGTATCGCGAGTGGTACAAATGCCTTCCCAGGCGGTATTGTTAATCTTAGGATTTCTGACAGAACGGTTAACGGATATACGGTTAGGGTGTATAATGGTATTCCTGCCCTTGAAGATCTTGGAGAACTGAGTATCATGACTCTCGGTGGTCAAGATGGAGGGGCTACATATATTTGATATTAATTTGATATCATGTTCATCATTTATTCGATGCCTGGTTGCAATCACTGCCGCCAGGTAAAGCAACTCATGGAGTTGACAGAGCAGAAGCATGTGGTGTATACTCTTGATGAGGACTTCGCCATAGAAGAATTTGAATTAAATTTTAATACAAGACTTTTCCCTCAAGTGGTGTATAATAAAGAACACATTGGTGGATGCCAGGAAACTGTTGCCTATTTTAGGGAGCAAAATCTTGTCTGACTCAGCTCTAAATAGAGGTGTTGAAATACTACTTAATGGAGGTAAGCGGAAGCCTACACCACCAAAAACTTTCCAAGTTAAGTTCGGAAAAATGGTGCGCTTCCTCAAGCGGGAGATGCACCTGTATCTAGAGTTCTCTCTGGATATTAAAAAGGACAGTCCCGAGGAGGATGAAAAATGTTAGCTATCAGTCTTGTTGTTGGCAGTTTCTTAGTACTAGGTGCCCTTTTGTTAGGGATCATGCTAGGATGGGTGCTCAGAGAGTACATGATGTACCATCACGATAGAAATAATAATACTGCTGAACTTCATCCTGAGATGTATGATGAACATGGAAATGTTCTTCCCGATTCATTAATCGCTTTCCGCTTTGAGAACAATTCTGACGAAGATTACGAAGACTAATTATGGCTAAATTACCACCCAAACCATTGCAAAGTGAGATTCTGCAAGCAGTATCTAGTGCAAAGACTAAGAAGCAAAAGATCGAAATTCTACAAGAGTATCGTTCTCCTGCTCTGGTCTCCTTGTTTGTTTGGAACTATGATGACACTGTAAAGAGTGCAATTCCTGAGGGAATTGTTCCTTACACTCCTAATGATGCTCCTACCCCTGAAGCACAAAGTAAACTTGCTAGTCAGTACAGGACACTGTACAACTATGTTAGGGGTGGTAATGATTCATTGAGGCAAGTGAAGAGAGAATCTCTTTTCATTGAGCTTCTTGAGTCGTTGCATCCTGATGAGGCAGAACTTATTTGTCTCGTCAAAGATAAGACCATGAACAAAAAATATAGAGTCACACATAATGTGATTAAAGAAGCCTATCCTGATGTTGAATGGGGAGGGCGTGGTTGATTGAAGATTCTAAAAGCAGATTGTAAACCAGAAGATGCTAAAGACACCACATTACCCTACACTGCATACCTAGTTGAGTATGACAATGAAGGTGTTATCCAATATGACTTAACAATCTCTTCTAAACTGGTTGAGGTTTTTGATCATTATTACGACAAGTACCACAGTGTTATCTCAATAAAGCAGAGTGATGGTAAATGGAATCCTAAGCTCTGGAAAGAACCAAAACAAAAATGACTTTTTATTCCCATATATTCGGGAAAAAATTCCCCAGTATTTTTTAATCTCTGGGGTTTTTTAAAAAAATAGTTCGTGTTGATACGAAGACACTTGACTAAATAGAGTATGAGGTCTATAATAAGACCTGTCGTTCATCCCTTCGGGGACGCAAGTAAGTCGCGGAACGGAGTCGTTCATCCCATGATTGAATTTCTTTTATATTCATCACTCACCTGCCAACAAGCCGATGCGATTATGTTTCGGATGAAAGCAAATGAGAACATCCCAGATGCTTTCAAGGTAGAATTGATTGAGGTCATGAAGGAGTCATCTCCTGATTGCTATTGGGACGCAAACGACTAAAGGAACGGACCTAAAAATCCAACTACTTTAGGAGTAATACAATGAACACACTTAACCTCATTCGTAAGCAGATCAACAAAGCATCTGCTGTTCACAACGCACAAATTCTTCACACCTCATATCGTGGTGTTGAGTATTCTACTCGTTGTGTTGAGAGTAAGGAAGCCCACGGTACATTCTGTTATCGTGGTCGTTCTTATACTAAGTGATCACACTTACATAGATAACGGGGGTTCCTTGACGGGGACCCCTTTTTTGTGTATAATAGACAAAACCTTATTATTCTGATGGATAGACAAGTTTTAAAGGGTCTAGTCTTGACCATGAAAGCCCTGGTTCTGGAATTAGAATCTGAAGTATTTTCCGATAAAGAAGCCTATCAACAAGATAAGCGCGAAAACCTTGATGATCCAGTAGAATATTTTGGAGAAGGAGACGATGACGGATATCCTGACTGATTGGAGATATACTCCCGATAAAATGGGAGTCAGAGAGAAGTCTTTGGCACTCTTACTCAAGCGTTATGGTAGTGAGTTGAATTCCGATGGTTCCCCTAAATATTCAAACCAGAGCATATATGCGTGTGCCCATGATTGGGTATCCCAAGGAAATATGATCACACACGGAATTATCAAGTACTACGAGGTTTATTATGCGGATGAAAGATACAATTCGGTTAACCAAGGAAGCACTTAAGAATCCTTGGTTATATACGGAGGCAGAACTGCTATACATGAAGAAGGCGAGGACACGCGCCAAGAAAGGATTAAAGTTAAAACACATGAGAGGATTGAATGGAGAAAGTGAAGTTGGTGCAGGTAACTCCTGACGCAGAAGAAACAATGGCGTATATTGCCAGAGTATCAAATCCAAAAAATCAGGATAATCCTAGTTTTGAAGGATTGTTGAAATACTGCATTAATCATGGTCATTGGTCAGTGTTTGAGCAAGCATATATGACTTTGGAGATTGAAACCTCTAGGGCAATCGCGGCTCAAATCCTTCGTCATAGATCTTTCACATATCAAGAATTCTCACAACGGTATGCTGACAGTTCTATGCTAGCA